AGAGTAAAGTTACCAGAACCAGAAACACTTGAAACAGTTAATTGCGTTGTTTGATCATAAGATGATGAAGTAGCTACCGAACCATTTGAAAGAAGTTTTGGATCTCGAATAATACCAAAGGCTCTGAAATCGTTTGTGGTTGGTAGTGTATCTGTTTCAGAACCAATTAACTGTACGTTTACAATTACGTTATGGCCAGCCAGTTCACCAACTGGATCAGAACCATGACCGCCTGGAGGTGCAATATAAGCACTAGCAGTACCACCAGAACCATGAGAAGTATTTGAAGTAATTGTTACAGTTGCTTGTGAGTAATTAGAACCAACTGCTACCATATTTACATAGTTAATTGCGCCAGAGTTTACATTAGCATAAGCAGCTGCACCAGAACCATCGCCAGTAATTGTCACTCTTGGACCAACTAGATAAGTTGATGTGGTGTTTGGTGTGACAGTAAATGCTGGGCTAACCGTAACACGCTTTGTTGCACCAACATAATTAGTAATATTTCTTACTTGCCCAGACCCTAGACCAGAAGAAATATAAAGTGCGCCGCCAGTATATCGACCATTATCAGCAGAAGCGCCAGAAGAAAGATCCATAACTGTTGATGATAATACGCCCGCGAGCGTTCCAGTTTGAGATTCATATGAGGAACCGCCTGCTGTAACATCAATAATATTAATTGCGCCGTTCGCTGCTGCAGCTTGAACGTCCCACTGAGCAGAACCATCATCAGAGGTAAGAGTCTTTACTGGATGCCAGTTTGTTGTGAGAAACTTGAGAGCAGAACCAGCATCTACTGAATACATGTATTTCCAGTGGTATCCGTCAGCAGTTACAAGAGTAGAGGTTGAAGTTCCTGTTGGTTCAACTGTTGATGATGCAGCTTTATTATTAAATAAGCATTTATATACATCATAATTACTATTCATTACATAAAATGTATTTGAGGAAGCTGGTGCATCAAATAATGTTGAAGAAGAAGTATTATGCTCTCTATAGACTTTACCAGTTGTCCAATCGTATCTTGGTACAGCAAATGTAACATCGGCAGATTGAGCGCGTTTTGCGCCAATCATTTCTCTCCAATTGTCATATTCTGTAACTTGTATTGAGTCTGTTGGAGTGGGAGGGTCGTTGTCATCGTCCCATGAGGAGACTCTAGAAATAAAGAGATACATATTTGTTGCGGCTGCTTCACCGAATGCTTCATGAAACTGCTCTGCATTATGAACTCTAAATCTTCTTGTAACTGTGCCTGGCATTTATTCAATCCTCTGCAGAATTTATTTTATTTATTTATAATTTCATAACTAGGAAGTATTAGCGATATAGTAAAAACTTCCATTTGAAAGACTTAGATTTGGATATGGTAGTTTCAATGTTGCAAATGTATTAGAGTATGTTGCATTTGTGAAGTATAGACCATTTGCGGTACCACCATATGTATCTATTATCCATAGACCTGTGTTCGATGTTGGTATTTCAACTGTGAACAGAGTATTATTACCAACAAGAAGTTTTGGTGAACCAAGATCGCCAACTGGCAATAGAGCGTATGTATTAATAATTTCGGTAGAATACGCATTGATTGTTGTAGCATTTGAAGTAAACAACGAACCAGTGCCTGTAGCATAAACAGTTAATGTTGTTGCTGTTGTTACTACAGTTGTGTTTGCTGTATATTCTAATATAGGTCCTGGTGAGATTTCAAGGGTTCCAAAATCAGAAATAATTGTTGGAAGATCAATAGAAATTTCACTCTCAATATTAAGTTTAGATTGCGCTGGTGCTTCAGTTCCAGTTGGAATTCCTTGACTATCAACGGTTACAACTGTTGTTTGTACATCAGAGAACAGACTGATACGTCCAAACATCTTTGTACCAGCTGGATGAACAATCGCATTTACCAACTGTCTGTAAGCATTTGTAACTTTTGTTGATCTAATTTCATAAGAAAATTCTTGATAATATAAGTTATCTTGAAGTTTATTATTCCAAGATAGCCAACCTTTTGTATCAACATACCTACCAGGATAAAACACCATACCAGATACTTCTGGTGTTCCCTGGGCAGCAGCAGTACCAGCTCGTGTAAGATTTGTTATGGTAACATTATCTGTTCTACTATAGTTGCTGCCAAAATTTGTAACATTTACAGCAGTAATAGCACCAGAAGCATTTTCTGGAGTAATTGAAGCGTTTCTTCCTTTAATTCCACCAGAACCATCAGAAATTTCCAAATCAGATATATTTTCTTGTATTACTGTTGCTGATGGTAGAGAAAGATAACCATAACCATAATTTGTAACAGTTAAAGCGGAAATTGTTCCAACTGTTACGTTTGAAAATGCAAGAGCATTTAGCGGTGTTGAAATATTTGCAATTGCTAGATTAGCTGAGACAGCAGCTGTATTTGCACCTAATGAAACAAATGTTGGACCTGTATTTAAGACTACATTTGCAACAGGAGCAATTGTGTCGGTATTGATCGCAATAATTTCAGTATTTGCAATACTAGCAATTGTAAAGGCAGCTCCAACTCCTGAACCACCTGTAATTGTAATTGTAGCATTTGCTGTATACCCAGAGCCACCATCGGCGATATTCCACTTCACAGCACTTGTATCAGAAATTGCAGTGACTACACCATTTGCGCCAATACCAGAAGCAGATGCAAATGATATCGCATCGCCGGTTTGATGTAAAGCCCCACCATTAAATACTGATACGCCCTGTAATGGACCAACACTAGCACTTATTGTTGCATAGATACTATTGTTGCTTGTAAGTGCAACTCTTTCATAATCTTGAAATGTTCCGTCAATTTCCAACAAATATAATTCATCAACAAGAACACCACCGGAAAATACAGTATTAATCTTATCAACACGCGCTGACGCGCCGCTTGTCAATCCAGTTACGCTTTGTCCTAAAAATTGAGTTAATGTTGCAGTTCTTGGAATTGAAACTCTAATCGTTGTTTCTTTTATCCATCGACCATCTGATGCGCGAAGTATATCCTCGCCTGGATAATAGAAATCAATTTCTTCATTAAAAAGGACGCGGAACAATAAACGATAAGATAACTCAGAACCTCTTGCTCTGTAGATATCTTTAATATGTTTAGCAAGTTTCTTTCGATCAGCAAGTATCGATTTAGGAATTGATTGTAAAATTTCTTTATCAAAATAATTTAAATATTTGTTGTATGTTGCATCAATATCTTGATAATTTAATAGATTCTTTGAAACTTCAATTGCATTGTTTGCTTGCTCAGTCCATTCATAATATGCTTTTAAGAATGCAACAAGATTTGGTCCTTCATCGCGAACGAAGAAAGGAAACTGTTGTTCTATAAGATTCGATATTTTTTTATCAGTAGACATTAATTAGTATACCACTGGATATAAACCTGAATCGATAGCGTAAGTAGATACACCTTGTGTTGTAGCTGTTCTTGTTGTAGCAGCAACCAATGTTGTTGCTTCATCGATCACAGTTACCTTTGCATTACTAATTAATAATATTTGATTTCTTACTGCACTAATATCATTTTTCACTGGTGTTGCAAAAATAGAAATATATGAACCAGAAATTGCGGATGGCAAGAAATTAGATAATGTAACCAATCCTGTTCTATAATTAACAGTTCCTGCATTTGAATCTAAATACGCCACAGTATCAACTGATAGTTGATACCAAATTCTTATTGTTCCTTCACCATCATCATCTAAGTATGCAGTTTTCCCTTCATATGTAAACGCAGATGAAGAAATGTAATGCGCACCAGAGTGTGTTGCATGACCAGAAGAAACTGGCTCTCTAATTACATTATTAAAAGCAATATTGTAAGCAGAAGTAGTTGTTGTACTTGGAGTAAATCTTTTCTCCATTTGTACATCAACTAATGCACTTTTAATTGAAGTATCAGAATCAGTAATTGTTTCAATAAATTTTGAATATCTAAATTTTTTGTTCTCAAAGTTACCAAGGTTATTTGTTTCAAAATTTGTAATTGCAGTTAATACTTTATCTTGAACTTGTGTAGCATTTAATGTTGTCAATGAAGAATCATAATAAACATCTATTGTTGGTTTAACATACAAGAATGTAGCATCAACAAACTCAGTATCAATTGACAACACATTATATTTTTTCAATTGTGTTTTAATTGCTGTTTTTCTATCAGATGAAATTGTATTACCAGATGTTGGTTTGATTGAAATATAAACCTTACCATAAATTGCTGGTGTGTTTTGCTCTCCGCCCCATACACTTATTGAATTAAAATCAGCATTGTCGCGTAAGATAATTCTTTTATAATCTTCAGCAAGAACAGCTCTGTTTTGTGTCTCAAAATTCTTTGGTGCATTAAATTTAATTGACTCAATAGACTCGTTAGCTGCGCCGCCGGAGGTTGCAGCATTTACTGTAACTGTGAATGTTGAATACCCAGCCAACGTAGATGGATTTGTAAATGTAGAAATACCATTACCCTCTGTGGTATTACAAACTCTATAATTTACAATTACAATATTTCCATTGTTAAGTGTTTTGCCAATTACACCATCGCCAAAATATACCTCATATTGATTGTTTTCTACTTCTTGTAAAAAGAAAACAGGAGAGGTAGCTGTAACTTCACTAATATCACTTGCAAGCGTATGTGTTACTGATGAGCTATCAACAGAAGATTCTTGAACGACCACAGAAATTGAAGTTGTATCAACATTTTCATTAGGAATAATATAACGAACTGGATTACTTGTATTGACTGTCCAACGATGCGTTACTGGTCTTCCTTCAGTGATTGTAATTGTGCCTGAATAATTTTGATCTGCAGTAAATGAATATGCCTGAGGCGTTACAAACTTGTAGGTAATACCATCAGATGTAGCAGTCCATTCAGTGTTCTTTGCAATCGTGACAGAAGTTGGAGAACCTGTAGGTGTGATGGTTACAGTTAATGTTGTTGATGCTCCTCTTGCAGAGCGAGTAACATAATTCAACATCTTTGCTCTTGAAACTACGCTCTCTCTGAGTTGAGCAGAGTCCAAAAACATTTCATTTCCAACCATGCTTGTATAGAAGGCATTTTGATATGTATTGTATGCTAACAAATCAAGTAGCATAGAAATCGTAGAACCCTCAAAGTTATAATCTGTGAATTCAGGCTTTGAAGAAATATACGTTTTTAAAGATGATTTAATATTATCAAAATCTAACTCTGTAACGCTAATAGTAGATTCTGCCATTTATCTAACTCTTTCTAATAAAACATTAACTATGATTGGTTCTGGATCATTCTTAATTCTAAAGATAATTGTTGCATTCAAAGCATTTGAATCATGATTTGCACTTACTTTGATGTCATCAATAATTGCTCTTGGTTCATAATTATCTAATACTTGACGAATATTTTTTGAAATATTGAACTCTGTAATAGAATCCATATTTTCAAACAATTGCGATAGAACATCACCGCCTAAAACTGGATTGTATGGTCTCTCATAAAAATTAGTTAAAACAAGATTTTTTACACTTTGTTTTACTGCTTCACGATTTACCAAAGCCTTGACATTACCAGTAACTGGATGAGCAGTAAACTTTAAAGGTATATCTTTAAATACTGGTTCTTTAAGTTCAGGCATGTTATTTCTCTTTTGTTTTTATTATTTATAATGAGTTATGCTTCTTTGACATTCTCACATTTATTAGCTGAAGGTCTTGATGGATCATCTGGACAGCTATGATCTGTTCCTTCGTCATGACGGCTGTATGTGTCAGCACCAATATGTTCCCATTTGTCGCCATCAAAACGAATGTGAGATTCTTTTGCAACAGTTCTATAATAATTACCAGAAACTTTTAAATTTAAATCGCCATCAACAATTAAATTCATATTACCTGTTACATGTATTTGATCATTTCCTGTTACTGAACGCCAACCATTTTTATGTTGGGTAACAATATCACCATTTTTATGTATTTCTATAAACGTACCTGACTTATGATACACATGAATACGTTCAGCATTTTCAGTATCATCAATTTCAATTAAGTGACCAGATTCTGATTTATATGTATGATTTGTTGGATATTTTCCTGCATATGGGTCTGCTGGTTCATTAATAGTAGAATCGGGGGTTTTTGTGATGTTGTTTATACCACGTGCTCTTGAATCAACATCATGCGTTTTAGCGTCTGGAATACCTGCAATTGTCCCCATAATTACGGGTTTCTGTGCTTCTTTTCCATCTGCAAAGAAACCTACAACCCAAGAACCTATTTGAATGCCAGTTGGCGACCTACCAACTTCATTAGATGCTGAAGAAGTAATTGGTTGTATTGGCTGAGCCCAAGGTAAATCTGCCGTAGGTAGTTCAGATAAATTATCTGTATGCCAACCATAACAACGAACTCGCACACGACCAAGTTCAAGAGGGTCAGCACGATCCTCTACAACTCCATACCACCATACAAATTCTTCACCTAAGTTTTTCATTCTTCATCATCCGTTGTCGGTTTATAATCAATTTCTTTAGTTTGTGTCGCATACGTATCTTTCACACACTCAAGAACTGTAAAGTAGATATTATCAACTTTCTGATGTGTGTGCCTTACTGCTGTAACAAAGAATCTTTTATCATACATTCTTGAAATCTTCTTCATATATTCTTCGTTTTGCGAAGCCTCTGGAATATGTAGATTTACAACATCGCCAATTTGTATATCACTATTACCTGGTATTACAACACTCAATCTAATATTCGATAATTGTATTCTAGAAGCTACGTCATATTTTAATGTATTGTGTAGAACTCTAGGATTTCTTATTTGAGTATCAGTATTAATCGCTTTATTTAAATAATCTTGTTTATTATAATTTTCTCCGATATTTGAAATTGTATAATATGTTATAGAATTATCACTATCTTTATTCAATGATGATTTTTTTGACACATAGTAATCGCTACCAAAGTTTTTTCTTAATACTAAATTATCTCCATCAAAATCGTGATCTTCTAAATGAGCAATATTTTTCATCTCATCCTTATATAAAAATTTATCTTGTTTAAATCTTTTTGTGATAGGATCAATTGTTTCAACTGTGTGAGAATACAAACCTTGATGAGTTTTTTTCATAACATCAAGTCTATCTAATATTTCAAGTGAACTTATATTTTGATATTCATGAATTACATCACCACCTTCATTTTTCTTTTCTGTTGCTGCATCAGCGAGATAGAAATCATCAAAAGGTTTTGCGTATAACATACTATCAATTGTTTTAAAATACCAGCCATCTTGTCTCTCGAAAAAGATATAGTTTGGAGTGATTGTCTGTTGAGTTGATATATCTGGTATACTTTCTTGACCAACATAATCAATTGCTTCAAATGGTTTGATGCCTGGAAAAACAATTGACTGACGATTTGAAGATGCTTGTGTATTGATGATATTTTTCTTTTTAATTCTAGAATGATCATCAACAGATGGTTTAAGATAGCCCTCATAAATTGCATTTACAATCTTGTCACCTGTAAGATCGACAAATGATTTGTTAACAGATTTTCTTAAATTATCAAATACTTCTTGACTGATTGCATGAATAACATAAGTCTCGCCTCTTTGTGTTGATCTATCAAGATCAGAAATTTTATATACTCGGAATACATACTCTCTCATTTTTTCAAATGATGGTGTTTTAAACGCTATATGGATGGTTTCATCACCAACAATAGGAATAAAATTGATTAATGAGTTTGTATCAGAAACAATAAGCTCACACTTTGTTCCCTTAATGAACAAATTATGATAGATATTAAATTCTATAACGACGGCTCTAAGATCAATATAGTTTCCATCAGCATTAATAAGAGTAATACTTTCAATTTCAACATCATTGACTTTATAACCAAGATTGGTGGCTGGCATTATCTAAAGACTCTTTCTACTTCTGTCAACAAATTACCAAGGTAGTTTGATTTTAATATTTTTATATTTCTTTTTTTATCATTCAATCTTTGTTCATAATCATACTTAGATACTTCTCTTTTTTCATTTACTGATAATCCAGCATATGTTTCAGCATCAACATTTAATACTTTTTCTGACACAATAGTACCGTCATACAATGTTTGTTGTGATTGATATATCCATTCATAACTATGAACTGTGTTTAATGCAGTTTCGATTGAACCATATTTGTTTTTTAAATAATTTATAAAATCTTGATAGTCTAATGGCCAATCATAAAGAGGATCTATAATATCGTTAGTAAGAAATAAAACCCAATCAAGTGTTTCATCACCATAATATTTGTGGGCAATAAACTGAGCACTTTGACCTTCTTTTATATCATATGTGTAGTATAATGCAGTTTTATTTTTTAGAGCATTTAGTATTTTAAAACGAACTAAAGGATTCTGAATAACCCTCGTGTTACCATCTTTTAATAGATCATAAGAGATCGTTGGAAAGTATTTAAAGAAATGTGACATTATCTGTTATAATCCTTAATTTCTTTCTTGGTAATAATCGAGACTTCTTGGAAACTGCCAGTAATTGTTACTGAAAGTGGAGCCTTTTCTGTACCATCAACTACGGTATACAACGGTTGCCCTTCAGAATGATAGTTAACTTCAAACGATGTACACACAGATGGACCAATATTATATAAAAACTTATCATAGTGAAAATCAATATCAAACTGCTCTGGATAATCAAAAAAATGTTTTAATTTGGCGTCTTTATTGGGCGCAGAATGATATTTAAATGCATAAATGATTTTTTTAATAATATGTGTTTCTTTAGGATTTCTTGCTACAAGTTTCCAAGAAAACTGATGAGTTCTAAATTGTGGTGAATCGTACAACATTGCCATATAAGGATTTCGTGCAACACCGGCACCAGCAATAGCACCTTTCAGTGCTTTACCTGCAGCTGCGCCAATAATACCAGGGCCAATACCACCAACTGCGGCGCCAACTGCGCCAGCTACACCTTCTTCTGCTCCTTGAAGAGCATAATAAACACCTGCGTCAACAACATCTTTTCTTGCAACATTTGCCATTGTATCAATAATGCCTTTAACTCCGCCACTAAGACCAGCAGCTCCAAGGGAAGCGCCAGCCATACCTGCCACACCCAAACCTTCAGCATTATATGTTTGACCATATTGTGTTTGTAAGTTTAAAGGCATTGGTAAAAATATTCTTAACTTATCTTGACTAATTGGAAAGTCATCCTGTTTACGTAAAACAGGAGCGTTTACTCTGAAACACATCCAATGATCAATTTCAACTAAATTTTTTGGATATATTAAACTTTTTTCACCTGCTGCTAAAGCTGCTTCTAATTCATCTTTTGGAGTTATATCGTCAAATCCCCAATCGTCAAAATTTTCTTCTGCCATCGAATAAATATCCTTATACAACAGGTTTTGATTATTTATAATGACTTCACTCAAAGGAAGATATCGACCAACTCATCCACAGAAATACAAAGGCGATCCAACGAACATTATCTACCGTAGTTCGTGGGAACTAAAGTATATGAAGTGGTGTGATCATAATCAGGCTGTGATTTCCTGGCAGTCGGAAGAGTTTTTTATACCGTATCGTCATCCAATAGATGGTAAGATTCGTAGATATTTCCCAGATTTTCTTGTTAAAATAAAAACATCTCAGAATATCGTTGAAACATGGGTGGTAGAAATCAAACCTATGTATCAAGTCAAAGAACCAAAGCCACAGAATCGTAAAACAAAGAAGTATCTAACAGAAGTCAAGACATATGCAATCAATCGTTACAAATGGGACTATGCTATCGAATGGTGTAAGGATCGTGGATACAAGTTCATTATACTTACAGAAAAAGAATTGAATATTTAATATAAATAATAAGAAGGAGTTTTGAATGGTCGCTTACATATTCGATAAGATGTTAGTACAGGGTGTTCGTTCTGGTCAAATCCCTGCTCGAACACAAAAGTCTCGTGATTGGTTTCGTGATAAGGCTAAGAATGCAAGAAGTGTGACTCCAACAAAGTTAATGAAAGAAGACGTTTCTCGGTTTGTGAATCGAGCAACGATTGGTAAGATGTATCACTTTTATTATGATCCAAAACACAAAAAAACGTTACCTTACTATGATACATTTCCGTTAATTTTTAAAGTGAAAAATGTTCCTAATGGATTCCTTGGTATTAACTTACATTATCTTCCATTAAGACAACGTGCAGTTCTAATGGATGCATTATATGATTTGACAACAAATACGAAATATGATGAAACAACGAAGTTAAGAATCAGTTATGATATTTTGAATGGAGCGGCAAAGTATAAGTGGTTTAAACCAACACTGAAGATGTATCTAAACAAACATGTACGGTCAAGGTTTTTAGAGATTAATTCTGTCGAATGGGATATGGCACTGTTCCTTCCAACAGAAAGATTTAAGAAATCAAATAAACAATCTGTCTGGAAAGACAGCAGACAAATGGTATAACAAATGGCATTTAACGTCAATCAATTCCAAGCGGAGATGACAAGAAACGGAATCGCTAAGACAAGTGATTTCGAAGTTGAGATTACAGGAGCACCAGTATCTGGCAATGTTCTTGAATCAAGTCAGTTATCTCTCGGTTCGATTCTTTCGAATCCAGTTGGTACTGTTACCGATGCTGTTGGTGATTTTCTTGGTGGTATCTTTGGTACAGGAACTGGCGGTGCAAGATCGATGTCGTTTAGAATTGATTCTGTGACTTTTCCACAACGGTCTCTTGCTCGTATCGATTACAAAGATTATGGTGCACCATATAATATCGGCAGTCTTGCAAACTATGTTAATATCGATTTCTCTGTTATTCTCAGCCCAGATTTAAGAGAGCGTGAGTTCTTCATGCAATGGCAAGATCGTGTTACAGGTAATCATAGAACAGGTGGTTCGAACTTTGATATTGGTTACTATGATCAGTATGTACTCAAACAAGGATTTACGATTTATCAGTTG